TCGGGACTGCAAGTCTGGTTGGAAGTCGTGACCGCCTTTGCCACGGGCACGGCATGGACAGTTCACATTACGTATACAGACCAGGGCGGAACCACTGGAGTAGTTAGCCCCGATCTTGCAACGATGGCTGCCGCAGCTCTGCCCCTGGGTCGGATGTATCAACTTCCGCTCGCCGCCGGGGATAACGGTATACAAAAAATTGAAAGTGTCGTTGTGACCAACGGCGGCACCGCGATGACCGCGGGCACCTTTAATCTGAGCATCCTGCGGCCCCTGTGGTTTGGACGGGTGATGACCGCGAACGGTGGGGATGTCCACGATCTACTCAGGACAGGGTTCCCTCAAATCTACGAAGATAGTGCCCTGTATGTGATTCTCTATGCCGATTCGACGGCGGTTGGACTTCCCGATATGACCTTTCAGGTGGCGATTGGTTGAGTAATATCTGGAGACGCGAGAAGACCTGGCGCCTGCGGGCCGACGATCTTCTCAAGAAGACAATCGGCGGCGGTTCCCAGACCATCGCCGGTGAGTTCTGGGAGACCACGGGAGGAGGTGCGACACTTGCAGTAGCAGGTCTGGCCCATGCCCAGACGCTCGGCGCGCCCGTATTAACGCAAGCGCATACTCTATCCGTTAATGGACTTGCACATAGTCAGACGCTGGGTGCTCCGACACTGATCCAGAACTTTCTACTTGCGGTTGCGGGACTTGTCCACGCGCACAGTACCGGAAGCCCGACGCTAATCCAGGCGTACACCTTGGCTGTAGCCAACATGCTGCATGCGCAAGCCCTGGATAATATAGTCCTTGTTTCGGGTGGGACTACCTTAGTCGTTGCCGATATGCTACACGGGCATATCCTGGATGTGCCCTCACTGATCCAGGCATACGTCCTGGCCGTGAGCAATCTTGGGCATACGCAGACGTTGGATTCTACGGCGCTGAGTCAGGCACACCTGCTGGCACTGCAGGGATTGCTGCACGCCCACGCACTTAGTACGCCGGCCTTGAGTCAGGCGCATACTTTGGCCGTGGCCGATGCGGTACACACGCAGGCACTTGATTCGACGCAGTTGACCCAGGCGCACCTGTTGGCCATAGAGGGATTGATTCACGGGCACACATTGGACGGGGCGACACTTACCCAGGGTTGTTTCATCACCGTTGCCGATCTGTTGCATGCGCACGGGATAAGCGAACCCTCGTTGACTCAAGCGCAACTATTGGCTGTCGCCGGCCTGGAGCACGCACATACGCTCATCCATCTATGGCTCGGCGGGCCACCGAAGTCCAGACGGCCAGCGGGGCGACTGCAACACCTTGGAACTATGCAGAGACCGAAATATGGGAGGTAACGAAAGATGAAAAAGAAAGACGAAAAGAAAAAGCCGGTTGATACAGTTCTTGTTGTGCAAAATATCCAACATCTATTCATGGCGACTGGCAAACCACAAGAGGATAAGAAAAATGGGTAAATCATCTCACGATGATGTTCTTGATGGTGCGCTGAACATCATCAAGAACAACGGGACTCGGATATCTGTTTGCACAACAGAACCGACAACTTTCGCCGAAGCAACTAGCAGCAAAATGCTGGCGATCAAAACGATCAGCTCAACGGATTTCACCGGGCCGGCGAACGGTGACACTAGCGGGCGAAAAATTACCTGGAACCAACATACAGCCGTTTCAATCACCAACAGTGGACTGGCGGAACATGTAGCGACTTGCGATTTTTCAAACAGCAAACTGTTGGAAGTGACGACCTGCACCGCACAGCAGTTGACAGCCGGTAACACCGTGACTATCCCCACGTTCAAAGACGAAATTGCGGACCCCGCATAAGGAGGAATGAATGGTTGAACTAGTCTATGGCATGGTGGGCAACGGCCCCACGCTGACGGCTGCCGCTATCGCCGACCTGGTGCCGCCGGTTCGGATTCCGGCTGGAATGGCAAGACAGGGTGGCATGATACGGGCGCGATTGATGGGGAAAATATCGAGTGTCATCACCACACCCGGAACGGTGACCCTTACGATGTTCATCGGTGCGTTGCCGTGGTCTCCGAACGTTATTTATAAAGTCGGTGATCGCGTCTGTGGCGCTGCCAATCTGACGTATGCCCTCAAGGGTCCGCTACCGTGGAAGCCCAACACGGCTTACACGGTGGCCGGTGTGCCCAACTTGGTCAACTCTCACGGCAGAACCTATACTTGTGCAACTGCTGGGATATCCGGGAACTTGGGGGGGCCAATCGGGGTGGGCGCAGGAGAAGTGGACGGCACGGGTACACTCACCTGGGACTACGTTGCCGGTGCGCCGGGTCTCTCCTCTGCGGCGACTCCTCCTGCGGGCGCAGCCGATATCAACGAAGGCAACTGTGAATGGGACTACATTGCCGCAGCTGCCCCGTTCGTGGTCAGTGAGGCCATCGACCAAGTGGATAATGCGGCCTGTACCGATCTGCCATGGATTCTGGAAATGGACATGATCGTCAAGGGTGCCACTATCCTGGCCATGGGTAGTTACCAGTCCTACAACCTGGAGAAGATCATTACTCCCTGGGGGTCCAGGCGCCTGATCCCCGCGGCGACTCCCGCGGCGGTGGCCTTCAACCCGGAGATTGATAACTACCTGAGATTCTGTTTTACCCCTTCTGTGAACACTGGTAGTATGACCTGCATGATATACACGGTCGAGGGAATGGCGCCCATGGAAATGTACGGCTGGTAGAGTAAACGTGGGCACTTATAGATAAGTGCCGACATTTTGTGTTTGGCCTTTAGGCGGTCGTTGACCGCCTTTTTTATTTAACGGGCCCACCTCCGGTGGGCAAGGAGAAAGACATGGAAGACAGGACTAGGGTCGAAATGCGGGTGGGCCCGGCTCGGCTGGCTGACGATGCCGAAGCCGCTCCCCGCCTGGGGAACTCCGGCGAGCAGATCGTCCAGGAGCTCAATGGTCGCTATTACGAGCAGGTGATACGCGGGAACGTGTTCATCTACTCGACGGTGGCCGCGGGTATTGCGTTGATCACGCCGGCGGCGGCAGGTTTAATTCCGACCATCTGGAATCCCACCGGGAGTGGATACAACTTCATTCCCATACGGTTGGTGTTGGGATATGTTACCGCTCTGCACAATACTCCGACCAACATCACGCTTGCCACGATACCCAACGCTGGTAATACAATTGGTGCCGGTCTGCCAATAGTCACGTTCACCGACGTGGCACCAGTGAATGCACTGCTGGGTTCCGGCAAGATCTCCAAGATGCGTTGGGCGCCGGCAGTCTGCACGTTCACTCCCATACCGACGTTCTTGATGACCACGGGTATCAGTCAGTTCACGGGTGAGGATGCCACGGCAGTAGCACCGTTCCAGCTCTGCGTAGATTTCGACGGCACTCTCATCGTCGGACCGGGTAACACCTTGTCCTTGGGCAGTGTTGGGGCTACCACCACGTCGCTCTACACCGTGTCGATCATCGGGATGGAACTGCCAGTACCCTTGATCGCGTAAGGGGGTGGACCATGAGTCTGGTTAAGAAACCCGTTGGCCCCGCAATTCGCGGGGACGGCGAACAGGAACCCCCGCGCCTATCGGATGAGGGGGCTTCAGCTGTCGGCGAATACTGCGGGAAGTATTACGAACTCTGCGCACGAGGCAATCTGTTTATCTATACCACTGCCGCCGCAGGGATCGTGCTGACCACGGTAGCAGCCACAAACCAGTTCACCGTCTGGAATCCGGCCGGGAGTGGATACAACTTTGTACCTTTGGTCGTGAAGTTTGGATGGAACGCTGGCGCCGGAAACGTCATCGCCGGACAAATTGCATATTACAGTTCAGCCAACGTAGGGAGTGCCCTGGGTTTGCCCATCAGTGTATTCACCGCCATCGCGCCAGTACCCGCTTACCTGAGCGGACCGTGCCGAAGAGTTTCGGCCATGCGGTTCTCTACGACGAATACCCTACCCGCGGCACCCATACTGTTGCGGCCTTCAAAGTTCAGTCTGTGGCAGGGAAGAGATGCCAGCACGTTGGCACCGTTTGTAATGGTCGAAAATCTCGACGGCAGTATCGTGATTACCCCGGGCAACACGTTTGTAATTGCCGGGTCGGGGGCCATCATCCCCAATTTCACCATCAGTGTGATCGGTGCGGAAATCCCGATACCCCTGGAGGCGTAAGGATGGCAGATTGGTTTCCGGGGATTCCTATTCGGCAGATGGATATGCTTCTCAGGTTGCCATCACCGAAATTCAAATTCCACTGGTATATGCCTTCATGGGTTCTATCACTGCTCAGTCTGTTGTGTTGGATGGGAGTCGGTCTTTGTGTATCTCTCATGATGTTGATGTCTCGATAGGGAGAAGGCGTAATGCTGGAGTGGATCGGGGAACTGAGTCCAGAAGATAGGGCCGCCGCCATCACGGCGGCCTTTGATTCTGTATTCAGCACGGAGAACGGACTGATCATCCTGGGAGTGCTCCTAGATGATCTGTATTTCATGGACGAAGCCCGCGACGCAGGGCAGCAGGCGCTGAACAACTATGCCAAGGCGCTACTCAAGCGGTGCGGGAAGAATATCGCGACCAAGGCCGTGGAAGCCTGGATGCGAGTGGTTTCAAAGGAGACGTAAATGACAGAACAGGTTCGGGCCGGGGCGAAAACTTTTGGCGAAGGGCCCAAATATCGTCTTAAATCAAACATCACAGAATATGTTGAAGCGGAGATTTTTCAAAGAGATAAAGGTGTAGAGGATGCCATAAGCATAGATGGTTATGGCGAAATAAGGGCCTATATAAAAACTCCAAAGGGAGCGGTATTTATGCACGAAAACGATGTTGTCATCACCTACCCCGATGGAGAACGAATCGTCTGCAATCCAAGTATTTTTGAAAAAATCTACGAAAGAGTAAAGGAGTAAATCATGGCTGATGAAAAGGTTGCAAGCCCTGAAAAGGATAACTTGCAGACCGCAGAAACACCGGCAAAGGATGAAACCATCCTCACCGGCAAGGAACCCGAAAAGGGCACCTCGCCGTTGGCGAAGGGTGCAACTCCCGAGTTGCCCCATTTATGGATGAACGGTCTGACTACAGAACAGAAGGCAGACGCGGATTTAGTGAAATCGCTATCCAAGTTCGAGAAAGGGATACCCGATCTTGCAAAGTCGTATGCGGAGCTGGAAAGGAAGCTAAGTCAGACGCCAGTAATTCCTAATGACAAGGCTACGCCGGAAGAATGGGCGGCCTACCGCAAAGCGATAGGCGTACCCGAAAAATCCGAAGACTACAAGCTGGAGAAAGTACAGTTACCTGAGTGGACCGGTGGAGTCGCCAAGGAAAGCGTGGATAAGTTCCTGGCGTTGGCACACAAACTGAATATGACCAACGACCAGGTTAAGTCCATTCATTCTTGGTATTACAAAAACCTCGTCGACGAAATGAAGATCGTGAAAACCACCCAAGACGAATGCTCGGCCATTATGGCCAAGGAGTTTGGCTCAGACTGGGACGAAAGACAGACATATCTGGATCGTGCTTTTGTTCGGTTTGGGAACAAAGAGGTAAGCGAACTCTTTGCACATTCAGGATTGGGCAACCATCCTGGCGTGGTTCGAATGTTCATCAATATCGGCAAACTTATTGGCGATCACAAATTTGTCGAAGGGCGAGGCGAGAAGACCGAGACCGACGCAGCTCACATACTGTATCCAGACCTGCCGTAGTCAAGCTGGAGGTGGCCCATGGCCACTCTCACCGGTGTCTCTTATCTGGACTTCGCGTCCAGAATGGACCCCGACAGTAAGATCCGACAGATCATCGAACTGTTGGGTCAGACCAATCCGATCCTGGAGGACATGGTAGCGGTGGAGGGCAACCTGCCCACCGGCCACAAGACCACGACCCGGACCGGTCTACCCACGGCGACATGGCGTCTACTCAACTACGGCGTGCAGCCCACCAAGAGCATCACGTCGCAGGTCGTTGATACGTGCGGAATGCTGGAGGCGTATGCTGAGGTCGACAAAGACCTGGCCATGCTGAACGGCAATACCGCAGCTTGGAGGCTGTCTGAGGATCGCGCCCACTTGGAGGCGATGAATCAACAGATGGCCCAGACCCTCTTCTACGGGTCGCAGATCGTGAATCCTGAACGGTTCACGGGACTACTGCCCCGCTACCCGACCCTCGCTACCGTAGCCGGCATTTCCACCTGGAACTGCGTAGACGCATATCCGGCAGCGGCGGGCAACGATCAGAACTCCATGTGGTTGATCGTGTGGGGCGAGAATACGGTCCACGGCATCTATCCCAAGGGATCTCAGGGAGGATTCCAGCTCCAGGATCTTGGGGAGCAGACGTTGCTGGACGCTCTCGGTGGCCGCTACCAGGGCTACCGGACTCACTATCAGTGGAAACTGGGTCTTACCGTGCGCGACTGGCGGTATGTGGTTCGTATCGCAAACATCGACACCAGCGCCATTACTACGGTGCTCGCGCCCATCCTGGACGCGATGATGACCGCCTACGACCGCATTCCCTCGATGGGTATGGGTACGCCAGTTTTCTACTGCAACGCATTCGTGCGTACCTGGCTGTGGCGCCAGGCGGCTGCCAAGGGCAACGTCATGCTCAACATCGACAATCCCGCAGGGAAACCCGTTTTGAGTTTCCTGGGGATTCCGATCAAAAAGTGTGAGCAGTTGACCAGCGCTGAAAACCTCGTGGTTGTGTAGGGATAGGGTAGAAATATGATAATCGACAATAACCTCTATCTGTCCGCGGCCCAGGTAAACGTCCGCGCTGTCGCGGTCTACCCGTCCACGAACGTGATTGACCTCACGCAGATCCACTACCGAGTTGCCTACAACAACCCGATGTGGCTGATCTGTCGGGTCACGGCCCATTTCCATCTTGCGGCCGGCGCACCCGAACTCAACGTGATGATCTACAACAATGCCACCGCCGATGCGGCGGGGGGCGGGTTCATCTACTGGGACACCGATCATTCGCTTATAACCGCAGATTTGATCGACAACTACGAGATCGTTGCCATGCGGTTGCCCGACCGGTTCCCCGAACGGTATCTGCTCTGTGTGTACACCGTAACGACCAACGACTTCAACGCAGGTGCCATCACCACGTTCCTGACTCCGGACAAGCCGGAACCGTTCCTGCTGTAAACGAGTAACGAGGAGGGGGGCGAAAGCCCCCTTCCTTCTGAGGGGAAACCATGACCGACCTACAGATTGTAAACCGCGCCCTGGCACTCATCGGTAGTATCCAGGCTACCTCCATGGCCGACACGGCCCGCAACGCCGTGCGAGCTGTTACCGCTTACCCGCGTTGCCGGGACGAAGTGCAGCGCATGATCCCCTGGCCCTGCATCACCAAGCGGATAGCGATGCCGAATGCCAACCACATGGCCTGTTCCTGGCTCACCGCCACACGCTATGAGGTAGGAGATCGCGTCTATAACCCCGGCACTAACTTGACCTATATCTGCACCACTGCTGGTACTTCGGCGGCTGTACCCGTGGGCACGGGAACCGGCATCGTAGACGGCACCTGCACCTGGGATTACGTGGAAGCCTCCACGGCCCTGAACAACTGGCGCCACTGGCCGAATACGGTCTATGCCCTAGACGACATCGTGGCCTGGGCTCATGTGACTTCAGGTGGCCGCAGGATCTACGGTTGCATCACCGCGGGAACCTCCAACGCGGCGACTCCCCCGACAACGACCGCAGAGGACATCGATGAGGGCGGCGCGGGCGCTTGCCACTGGTGCTATTACGGTCTCCTACCGCACAACGCCACCGTCTACGCCTATCAGTTCATCGTGCCCTTCGATTGTCTGCGCGTGCTGAAGGTGCCCTCTCTCGTGGCCGCCAGCGAGTCCCAACAGGGTGTGCAGTACACAAGAGAAGGCAACTGGCTTTATACCGATCAGGATGACTCCGTAGTGCGCTACATCCGGCGCGACCTGGAACCTTCCAACTGGGACGCC